TCGCTGAAGGAACCAACGCTGGTCTTGGCGCTCTTAATGTTAACGCAAACCGTTACTACAGAAGAGTCAAAGTTGCAAATCTCATGTGAGCCTTTCTCACAACTCAATCAGGAGGGTCTTCGGACCCTCTTTTTTTATCTAAATAAAAATAAAACATTATGTCAGCAGCGTTTGCTAATCAAATAGGTAATAGAAATTTCTTATCTCCTGCTGGATTTAGATTTACATTAGCAAAGGAACCGAAGGCAGCATTTTTTTGCAATGCAGTAAGAATTCCAGAAATTACATTACCAGTAGCAACTCAACCAAGTTATTTGAAGGATATTGATGTTCCCGGAGAAAAACTAACGTATGGAGATTTGAGCATCAAATTTTTAATTGATGAAAATCTTGAAAATTACATGGCAATTCATAATTGGTTGACTGGATTGGGATTTCCAGAATCAGCACAAGATTTTAGAGATCTTATTACAAATGATGATTTATCATTTGATCAAAAAGAAGCATTTAGTGACGGAACATTAACCATATTAAATAGCAATTATAAGTCAGTTGCAATGGTAAAATTCAAAGATTTATTTCCAGTATCTTTGACTTCGATGGAATTTGATGCATCCATTACAGACATTCAATACTTTACAGCAGAGGCAACTTTCAAGTATACTGTATATAATATCCTAAACACGAGCGGACAACCTTTATGAATCTTGAACAAATTCAGGAAATGTGGCAGAAAGATTCTGTTATAGATCCTGATAACCTACACGATGAATCTTTAAAAATACCGCAACTTCATTCAAAATATTATACCCTATATAACACCATAACTCTTCTTCGTGAAAAAGCACGAGAAACTTATAATAGGGTTCGTTTGGAACGCTATAACTACTACACAGGAAAGGCAACAGCAGAGGTCTATGCCGAAGAACCATTCCCGTATAAAGTAAGAGAGAAGGACGCCATACAGAGGTATATGGACGCTGATGAGAGACTCTGTAAAGTAGATCTTAAAATTAGATATTATGATATTATGCTTAAGTTTCTGGAGGAAGTTCTTAAAATGATTTCAAATAGAACTTATCAAATAAAGAATAGTATTGAGTGGCATAAGTTCACGGCAGGATATAACTAAATAAAAATAAAATACCAGTAAAGATGAAGACTTTCGAAGAGTTTTTAGAAGAAGCAAGAGAATTGCGAAAAATATCAACACCCAAAAAATCAGGAACTATGCCAATTCCTGGAAGTGAAGGTAAAGCGAGAAAAGATGTTGCCGTTGCTGGATTTAGAAGAAAAGGTCCTATTCAAGAACCTAAAGTTGAGAAGAGTGGAAAAGATGTTCCAGTTTGGGTAAGAAGTCACAAGTCACCTGCAGAATATGCAGCTCATACTTCGAGGAAGAACTATAAAGAAGGTGAAAGGACTGATGTTAAATCTTTAAGAAAACAATTACGTAAAACTGGTGCTAAAAAAAATACGGAAGTTCATGATATTACCGTAGGTTCTCCAAAATCAAAAGTAAAGGAACCTGGACAAAGAGCAAGACAATTTGTTGGTGCTCTGAAAGATGTTGCTTCTAAAATGAAAGAGAAAAAGGGAATTGCAACAAACACCCCAACGGCAATTTCTTCTTCTGGTAAAAAAAGAAAAAGAAGTGATGAAGAGGGTGCCGAACAAAGAGGTAGGATTTATAAAAAATTAGGTATGGGCGAAAGAGATACTAAAACTGGAGTACAAATGGCAAAATTAAAGGATTCCTTTGATGGAAAAACTTTTGGGGTGTTTATTTTGGAAGTTAATCGCCCAGAAAGTGGTAATGACGTAGAAAAAGCAAGATGGGATAAAATAAAACCTGATGAAAACTTTTAAAAAATTTTACGAAGATGCAAACATAGCAAAAAATAATCTTGATGAAAGTTTAATTTCTGCGTCATTGAGAATGGCAAAAAAATTGCCAAAATTTGCAAATAAAATAAAAATTGGACGGATGATGAAGCAGAGTGAAAAAGTTTTTGATCAAACTAGAAAAGGATGGAGATCTCTACCAACAGAAAGACAAAAAGAAGCGGTAATTAGATTATTTTCACAAAAAAATAATATCAACAAAACTACAAAATGGCATTTGGGTCAAGTGCAAGCGATGAGAGGAAAAAATACACCCGCCGTAACAAATATGAATGTTTCAAAAAATCCAAGAGATCCTCAATGGAATCGTTATGTAAATGCTACTACATCGTTTTTAGAAAAAAATCCAGAAGCATTTGGTAGAGCGACAAATCCAAAACTTAAAAACTATAATCAACCAACAATAGATAGATTAAGACAAAATTTTGATAAATCTTATAAAGATGCATATTGAATAATTGAGGCAAAAATGCTTCTTTTTTATTACAAATAAATACTCATAACTGATACTTTATGAATGTCTCATTTGGTGATATCAAAAAAGAACGAAGTATATCTGTACATAAAGGCAGAACCTCACATTTATTACGAACTAGCAGACCAGTTTACATTTGAGGTTCCTAATGCAAAATTCAGTCCCCAGTATAAGAATAAGTACTGGGACGGTAAAATTCGCTTATTCTCTACACAAACTGGTGAAATTTATATTGGTCTATTAGATCGAGTTATTCAATTCTGTAAAGATCATAATTATACTTACGAGTTTCTAGATAATAAATTCTATGGTCTTCCCTTTGAGATAAATGAGGGAATATCAAAGGAAGGTGTGAAGGATTATATGACTGCTATCAGTAGACACGCCCCGCGTGATTATCAAATTGAGGGAGTATACGACGCTTTAAGACATAATCGAAAGTTATTGATATCACCAACTGCTTCTGGAAAGTCATTGATGATATATTCTCTTGTGAGATACTATGTTGAGAAACAACAAAATATCCTGATAGTTGTTCCAACGACATCCCTTGTAGAACAGATGTATAAAGATTTTGCAGATTATGGGTGGAATGTTGGTTCATACTGTCACAAAATCTATGCTGGAAAAGAAAGAGAGACTGATTCTCAAGTCATTATTACTACTTGGCAGTCTATTTACAAACTTCCAAAGCAATACTTTTCCAGATTTAATGTTGTCGTAGGAGATGAGGCACACCAGTTTAAATCCAAGTCATTAATATCTATAATGACGAAACTTTGTGATGCAAAATATCGTTTTGGATTTACAGGAACACTCGATGGATCACAAACTCATAAGTGGGTTCTGGAAGGTTTGTTTGGACCATCATATAAAATTATTAAGACCGATGAACTAATGCAGAAAGGTCATCTTGCTAAATTAGATATTAAGGTGCTTCTACTCAAACATTCTCCACAGAGATTTGAGGTGTTTGAGGATGAAGTTCAATATATTATTAATCATCAAAAAAGAAATAACTTCATTAAAAATCTAGCACTTGATTTAAAAGGAAATACTCTGATTCTTTTTAGTCGAGTAGAAAGTCACGGACAACCACTTTATGAACTCATAAATAATAGCAAAATTGATGATAGACACGTATTCTTTGTTCATGGTGGGGTTGATACTGAAGAAAGAGAGTTAGTTCGCGAAATAACGGAGAAAGAAAACAATGCAATCATCGTTGCTTCTTACGGCACTTTTTCTACTGGTGTCAATATCAGAAATTTACATAATGTTATCTTTGCTTCCCCTAGTAAATCAAGAATCAGAAATCTCCAGTCAATCGGAAGAGTCTTGCGAAAAGGAGAAAACAAAGTGAAAGCAACTCTATATGATATTGCTGACGACATCAGTTATAAGTCGAGAAAGAATTATACTCTTAATCACTTAATCGAAAGAATTAAAATTTATAGTGAAGAAAACTTTAATTATGATATTGTCAATATACCTTTTAAAGAATGATGGGAGAAGAATTTTATTCTATTATTAAATTAATATCAGGTGAGGAAATATTCTCTCTTGTTTGAATGATGGAGATCCGATTATCATTCTCCAAAATCCTGTTGTTATGAAACCTACACAAGGACCTGGTGGAGGATCCTTTGTTAAAATTAAACCTTGGATTGATTTATCTGATGAAGATTTCTTTATGATTAAACTTGATAAAATAATTACAATGACAGAAAGTAGAGATAAAAAACTTATAGAAGTTTATGACCACTATTTACAAAATGATAGTATTGATAGTTATGTTCCAGGTGGTAAAGTAAAGGTAACTGATCAGATGGGATATATAGGTTCTGTTGAAGATTCTCGTAAGAGTCTTGAAGATATATTTAAAGGTATTAAAGAAAGCTAAAACTTATCTTCAAAAGCAACAAACCTATTCTACTGCTGTTTTGGATACTTGTCAAGCCCTTTACACCTGTGCTATAATGTACATAAGTTATACTGAACAATCAGAAATGAATTATGCCCAAAAAGAAATCAGAACATTATGTAAACAATAAGGAGTTACTTGAATCACTTATTGTTTATAGAGGCAAAGTTGCTAAAGCAGCAGCAATATATTTTGAGAAGTATGATGTAAATCCTCCTAAATCAGGTCCATGGGAAGGAAAACCACGTATTCCAAATTATCTCGGAGAATGTTTTTTAAAGATCGCTACACACCTATCATATAAACCTAACTTTGTTAATTATATGTTTCGTGAAGATATGATCTCTGACGGAATTGAGAATTGTGTTCAGTATATTCATAATTTCAATCCAGAAAGATCTCAAAATCCATTTGCTTATTTTACTCAAATTATTCATTATGCTTTTTTGAGAAGAATTCAAAAAGAAAAGAAACAATTGGAAATTAAGACTAAAATTATTGAAAGAACTGGATTTGATGAAGTTATGACTATTGATAGTGGATTACTTTCTGGAAATAATTCCGAATTTAATGCTATGAAAGATAACATTCAATATAAAAACGGAAATCGATGAAGATCGGAATTTATACAGATAGTCACTATGGTGCCCGCAAAGGTTCAAAACACTTACACGACTATTTTGAACTCTTTTATAAGAACATATTCTTCCCTGCTCTTGAAGAGTATGGAGTAGAAACAGTCATTCATATGGGAGATGCATTTGATAGTCGTAAGTCGATTGATTACCAAAGTTTAGAATGGGCAAAAAGAGTTGTATTTGATCCACTTAAAAAGTATCAAGTTCATATGATTGTAGGTAATCACGATTGTTACTTCAAAAATTCCAATCATGTCAATTCTCCAGAACTTCTTCTTCAAGATTATTCAAATATAACAACTTATAGTTCTCCTACAAATACTAAAGTTGGTGGAATTGATATAACTTTTATTCCCTGGATTTGTAGTGAAAACTATGATGAAACTCTTAAAGTAATTCAAAAATCCAAAGCAAAGATTGCGATGGGTCATTTAGAACTTCAAGGATTTCGTGTAAATAAGCATCTATTAATGGAGGATCATGGACTGGACCCGAATATTTTTGCAAAGTTCCAAAAGGTATTTTCTGGTCATTACCATACTCGTTCTGATAATGGATCTATCTTCTATCTTGGTAATCCTTATGAAATGTACTGGGCAGATGTAAATGATACTCGTGGGTTTCATATCTTTGATACTGAAACTCTAGAGCACACACCAATCAACAATCCCTATAAGTTATTCTATAATATCTACTATGAAGATACTCCTCATCAAACATTTGATGCTCGTGAGTATGAGAAAAAAATTGTAAAGGTTATTGTTCGTAAAAAATCAGATGTAAAATCTTTTGAAAAATTTATCGATAAACTTTATAACTCTGGAATTCAAGAACTTAAAATTGTTGAGAACTTTGAAATTCAGGAAAATGAAGAGTTTGATATTGATGAAGATGAAAATACTCTTTCTATTCTGAATCGATATATTGACGAGTCTGAATTTTCTTATGATAAAAATATAATTAAAGGAATACTTCAAGATATATACAAACAAGCATCTGAGGTAGAATAAAGTGTTTCTTCTTACTTTAGCGGATAGAAAAGAGGATGGTGCTTATGCTGTAAGTGATAAGTATGGAGAAAAGGTTTTATTTTTATTTGAAGAAGAAGATGATGCTAATCGTTATGCTATGATGCTTGAATATGATGAAGAGTATGAAAAAGAAATGGAAGTTGTAGAAGTTGATGATGAACTTGCTTTAAAGACTTGCAAACTTTACAACTATAAGTATGCAGTAATTACTCCTAACGATATTGTGATTCCTCCTAAAAATGATACTGTTTAAAAAACTAAAATATAAAAATTTTCTTTCTACTGGGAACCAATTTAGTGAAATTGATTTCCAGGCACACCATACAAATCTAATAGTTGGAACTAATGGTGCAGGTAAAAGCACGATGTTGGATGCTCTTACTTTTGTTCTGTTTAATAAAGCATTTAGGAAAATTAATAAAAATCAACTTATCAATACTACAAATGAAAAGGATTGTTTAGTTGAGATTGAGTTTTCTGTAAATAATCGAGATTATCTTGTCCGTAGAGGAATTAAACCAAATATCTTCGATATTGAAGTGAATGGGAAACTTCTTCATAAAGAATCCGATGATCGTATTAATCAAAAAATTCTTGAAGAAACTATTCTTAAAGTAAACTATAAGTCTTTTACTCAAATTGTTATTTTGGGTTCGAGTGCCTTTGTTCCCTTTATGCAACTTACGACTGCAAACCGTCGTGAAGTGATTGAAGATCTTTTGGATATTCGTATATTCTCTGCGATGAATAGTCTCATTAAGGATGATATTCGTATCAGAAAAGATAGTATTCGCTCTTTAGATTCTAAAAAAGAATCTCTAAAAGATAAAGTTGAAATGCAAAAAAACTTTATTGAACAACTTGAAAATCGTGGTAAAGAAACTATCGAGAATAGAAAAACTCAAGTAATTAAACTTCTTAACGAAGTTGAAAATTATATTCGAGACAATTTAATTATTGAACAGAATATTCTTGAGCATTCTAAAAATCAAGAAGAAGTTACAGGTTCTGGTGATAAACTTAAGAAGATGGGAAACTTAAAGGGGAAGATTTCTCAAAAAGTATCTACCATTACAAAGGAACATAAGTTTTTTAATGAAAATACGGTATGCCCCACTTGTACTCAAACTATCGAAGAAGAATTTAGGTTAAATAGAATTAATGATGCTCAAAATAAAGCAAAAGAACTTCAACAAGGATATACAGAACTTGAAGAAGCAATTAAACTAGAAGAAGCAAGAGAGCATCAATTCCTTATTCTATCAAAGGAGATCTCTAAACTCAATAATGAAATTTCTCAAAACAATACTCGAATTTCTCTTAATCAGCGACAGGTCCGCGATATTGAATCAGAAGTTCAGAAACTTACCGATCAACTTGAAAATAGAAATACTGAACATCAGAAGTTAGAAGAGTTTCAAGATAATCTTTCGGAAGTATTTGAGGATTTGAGTAAAAAGAAGGAAGAGATAGTTCATTATGATTTTGCATATTCTCTTCTTAAGGATGATGGAGTAAAGACCAAGATCATTAAAAAGTATCTTCCATTCATTAATCAGCAAGTAAATCGTTATTTGCAGATGATGGATTTTTATATTAATTTTAATCTCGATGAAGAATTTAATGAAACAATTAAATCTCCAATTCACGAAGATTTTTCTTATGCATCATTTTCCGAAGGTGAAAAAGCACGAATAGATCTTGCTCTTATTTTTGCCTGGAGAGAAGTTGCGAGAGTTAAAAACTCTGTTAATTGTAATATTCTTTTATTTGATGAAGTTTTTGATTCTTCTCTTGATGGATTTGGTGCTGATGAGTTTCTTAAGATTATTCGATATGTGATTAAAGATTCTAATATATTTGTTATTTCTCATAAGGCAGATTTGCACGATAAATTTGATCGAGTGATTAAATTTGATAAAGTTAAAGGTTTTTCTCATAAGACAGAATCATAACTGGCACAAGGCACCTTTACTTTGCAAATCATAGATAGTATGATTACTTCATTCTCAAAAAGAAAATGCAGGTTCCTAATCGCTACCATCATTCGAAAAAGGATCAGAAGAGAAAACTAAAACCTCAAGCACTCCGACAGGCAAAGGCAAGACGCCAAGCACTTAAGAATAAACACTCCAAAAGGGGTGTTTTTTTATAAATAACTAAAAAAGTATTTGTAAAGATGAGAGATCAAGAAATGTTGGGATTAATGGAAGCTTATACTAAAATTTATGGGCAAGTTCAAAATGAATCAGTTGAAGAAGTTTATAATTATGATGAAATTTTGGAATACCTTTTAAGTGAAGGATATACTAAAAAAGAGTCCGATCAAATAATGGTTGAACTTATTAATGAGGCTGGATTGGGTGCGTTAATTAAGGGCGCGAAAGCAGTAGCAGGATTTGTTGCAAAAAGAGCAAAAACACCATTAAAGACTGCAGCTACTGATTCCCTTATTACTAGTATGGCATTAAATCCAGTATCAACTGCTAAAATTGCAAAATCTATTGCAAAGTCTTCACCGACTCCAGCACCAATAGTCAGAACAGTAAAAGCGCCTCCTTCTAGACCAGCACTGCCTTCAGCAGGAAAAACATCTGCAAGTGTGAGAGCACCAAAACCAACTTTTAAACCCGAAGCACTACCTAAAACTAAAGTAACTGCACAACCTCCAGGTGCATTGGTCAGTACA